ACCGACACGTTTGACTTTGACCCCCGTCAGCGATTCCTGATATTCAATGCACTGCCTAAGGCGAATGCCCTCGTTGAAGGCCTCGAAGGAGTGGTGTTCTATGAATGTACGGGGGGTATAACGAAACGTGAAAATGAGGTAAAGAGCATGACGTTAGTTTTCAGTGAGTTACGAAAAGAGGTGGAGAGGAGGGGGTAAAACGAGATGTGACATTCGCGTTACATTCGTGTTACATGTGGGCGTTTTTTGAATGGTGTTCGAGGGGTGAATGTTACATTGGTAGCTGCGGCCAGGGGTTTTCGCGTGTTTCTTTTGCTTTGTATGGGCCTAACAACTACCATACAAAGCGTTGTTCCTAGTGTATGGGCAGGATGCTTTATGTTGAGGGCTATGGGGTGTTTTAACCGTTCGTTGCTCAGGTTTTGCCCTGCTTTGCATATAGCGATATTCGATGTTGGGTTAAATTTATTTTTGTTGAATTATCGTAAATAGTTATTATTTTGTATCTTTGTGCCAAAATATTACGATTATGACAAAGATTATCCATGTTCATCTGCTGCATGGGCGGCGCAATTATTATTTTGGTTCTATCCCTGCCGTTTACAGCGTTTTGACGGCAGAGGACTTGGGCATAACTCAAAGTTCGCTGGAGCGTGTAGGGCTAAGCAAAGGGGGCGTTGTGCTGAATAAAAAGGCGGTTATCAGGGCTGGCGAACTGATACGCCATACTGCAAAGAAGCAAGTTCGCTAAAACATTGATTAAACGGCGGTTGAACGGTCTGTGTGCGCAATTTGAACGGCACACAGGCCGTTTTTTGTTGTCATAAGCCCATTTGAGCCTCTATTTTAGGGGCAGGAAATGTTAAAAAGACGGGGTGGGAGTGCGTTTGGGGATGCGTTTGGGAGTGCGTTGCAAAACGAAATGTGTCGGTAGGGGGTGCGTTTGGGGGTGCATTTTTAACATTTAATTGTGGCGATTTTGGGGCATTTAACGCAGAAAAACGCATGTTTTTGGGGTAAAAACGCGTTATAGGGGGGGGCTTATTCCCGTTTTTGGGCGGCTGTTTTTAGCTAATAAAATATTGTAAAAGCCTTGTTTACAGAGGTTTTGTGTATATTTGCAGCGTAAAACGACTAAAAAAGTATGTGTATGTGTGCTCATTATAATATTACCAACAAGCAGATAGAGTTTTTAGATGACGATACGCTTAAGTTGATTTTAGAGCGTTCGGACAAGTTAGCGGAAAGTTCTCTTGAACAGTTGCGCAGGTCTTCTGACCGGGCTTATACCTTGTTTGGATTTGTTTTGACCGTGTTTTCGGGCGTGACGGCATATCTGGTTGGCTGCCATGAGTTGCCCATGCTCATTATCGGTTATACGCTATGGGCTGGTATGGGAGTGGCGACGGCCATGATGTTTTCGGGGGCTATTCAGGTGCATTTGTTCAAGAATATAGGAAACGAACCAAAGAATTGCATAACTGCGGACCTAATGAAGGCTTATAATACAAACAAGAAATACAGGCACATGCTGCTTGTTGCCGCAATTGAAGAGAACCAGGAATGTTATGAAACGAATGCCAAGGTGCTTAAAGAGCGGGCTGCAATGGTGGGCAAGGTTATGTGGGTGGTGAAGGCAACGATTGTTGTCGTTGCCTTACTTTCTGTTGCGGTAAAGTTACCGCTCTTCTAGGAATTCTGTGCTGTTGGTATATTCCGCACTCGTCCTTTTCGGGCGAGGATATTTCACCTCATCCCTTTCTTTTTCTTCTTCTTTTGCCATTGTATAAACCTTTAAGATAAAACTGAAAAACTAACATAGCGCCTTACTTCATGCTGTTAATACGTACAGAGGCCTTAACAAGTGCCAGGGCATTGACACGCCGGAAGTCTATGTCGCGTGCCGCATGTTCAGGGTTTTCTGAACCAAGGGTTATGAAGGGTTCTCCTTTCCCTGATTTGCGAACATATTTCACCACGATATAGTCCTCGCCGTCTATATCGTAGGACAGCAGGTACATCTCGCCGTAGAGCAGATTTTCGATGTCGAGCGGCATCTGCTTATATAATATTATATCTCCCGACTTGAGCAAGGGGTACATGGAATCGCCGACAATGTGTATAGCCCCATCGCATTTGGGGAGATTGGGGATATGAATGTCATCAATAATTCTGTGCTGGTTGTTGTCGAACAGGGAGCGCAAGCCTGCTGAGGCCTCGAAGTCATATAGGTACACAACCTGCATCTCTTCCTTTTTCTCGAAAGTTCGTGGCTGATGTATGGCGGTTGTTTCCATAACGACTCTCGACACACTTGGCTTAATCATTTCACCATTACCTGTCAATAGCCATTCTGCAGATAATTCCTTGTATTTTAATAGGATATTTTCTATTTTATCAGATCCAATAGCACCTTTGTTTTTAAGTGATTTTCCGAAAGAAGCATTTGACATTCCAATGCTTCTTTCGAATGCGGCAATAGAGAGCCCTTTGTAGTCAATAAACTCTTTTATTCGTTCCAACACCATAGCGAATATCTGTTAATATTAGAAATTATAGGAAATTTTCTACGATTCTCTTTGTTTGTATTAGGATTTTTCCTAACTTTGCATTATCTGAACAGTTCATTTGCGCCCAAAGTTACAAAAAAAAGCGCGAAGGACATAATAAAACAAGAAAAATGGAAAGATACATCGAGCTAAGTCCAGATGGGAAGATTCATCTGAGGAAAATTTTCAACATCAGCAAAGGCATGGTGTCTGACACCTTGAACTTTAAGGTGGATACCGACACCGCGCGCAAGATACGCCACGTGGCCTTGTCCCAGCTTGGGGGCAGGGAAAAAGTTCGCCTGCCTATCGAAGAGACGATACACGACCATCAGGGGCTGATGGTGCAATACTTCCGGAACGGAGCGGTGTTGCGGCTAGACAAAAGGGACGGGACGGTCACCATAACGAACAAGTATGGCGACCTGGTGAAAGAGGCGGACGTTAGTACAATATCCGATTTTGAAAGCTGCCAGGAACTAGCCGCAAGGCTGTAAGCCATTCCCGTTTTTACATTCCACAACGTTAATGCAATATGGAATACTATAACAACATATTATGCGTAAGTTTCGCCGACCTCACAGCGGGGGTTATTAGCCGAAATACGCTGCGCTCAAACATCACTCGCAAGAACATCGAGTGCGTTCGTCGCGGCGGTGGCGAGGGTTGCGAGGCCTTGTACTCGTGGGCGTCGATTCCAGAGAAGTACAAGCGCGCGTTCGTGGAGAAGTACGGCGACCCGGTAGAGAAGATGAAGCAAGCGCAGATTCAGAAGACGCTGCGCCTTGACGGCAAGGCGCGCGAGTTCTACGAGGCCTACACCTATGAGAAGGACGGCGTGCGGCAGCACCTGACGGGCAAGCTCATTGAAGAATACACCGTGAACGCGAGCGTCATCCGCACGCTGTTGCGCCGCATGGCCGAATGCAAGGCCGCCCGCGCCTCGCTGGGCATTGGCATGGGCGGCGTGTGGGACGTGGTGGCGGCGAGCTGCGAGAAGCTGCGCGATACATACGGGCATACCCTACCATCCAATACAGCACGGTTGAAGGCTAAGATAAAGGCGTTTAAGGAAGAGGGCTATGCCGCGTTGGTTAGCGGCAAGGTGGGCAACACGAACACCTTGAAGATAACGGAGGAATTCGGGCGCATGCTCATTGCGCTGAAACGCAGCCGCGTACCGGTCTACACCGACGGTCAGCTGTTGGAGCGAGCCAACGAGATTGCCGAGGAGAGGGGATGGAAACCCATCCGCAGCTTGAGCGGGCTTAAACGCTGGCTCAACTCACCCGAGGTGCAGCCGCTGTGGTACGATGCGGCGCACGGCGAGCAAGAGGCCCGCCAGCGGTTCAACCGCAAGCACCGCACGGCCTTGCCCACGCGTCGCGACAGCCTGTGGTACGGCGACGGTACGAAACTGAACCTGTACTACCGCGACGAGGACGGCAAGGTTCGCACGACATGCGTTTACGAGGTGATGGACGCCGCCACGGAGGTGTTGCTGGGCTACCATATCAGCGATACGGAGGACTATCTGGCGCAATATCACGCGCTGCGCATGGCGATACAGACAAGCGGGCACAAGCCCTACGAGCTGGTGACGGACAACCAGGGCGGGCACAAGAAACACTCGGCGAGTGGCTTTCTGGGCAAAGTGGCCACGATGCACCGCCCGACGATGCCCTACAACGGCGAGTCGAAGACCATAGAGAGCGTTTTCGGCCGCGTGCAGGCGCAAGTGCTGCACAAGGACTGGCGTTTCACGGGCCAGAACGTGGGGACGGTGAAGCGGGGCAGCCGCCCCAACGTGGAGTTCTTGGCCGCGAATAAGGATGCGCTGTACACGCTGGACGAGCTGAAAGACGCCTACGCCGCAGCCCGCAAGGAATGGAACGAGGGGCTGCACCCCGCCACTGGGCAGAGGCGCATCGACATGTACGAGGCGGGCGTGAACGAGGATACGCAAGAGGTGACGACATACGACATGGTGGACATGTTCTGGATGTTCACCGAAAAGGCGGTGACGTTCACCGACCAGGGCGTCACCATCACGGTGAAGGGAAAGAAGTACAGCTACGAGGTGTACAGCGCGCCCGGAGAGCCCGACCACGATTGGCGCAGGCGGAACACATACCGCCGCTTCGTAGTGGCCTACGACCCCTACGACATGACCTCGGTGCGGCTTTACAGGCAAGAGGCCGACGGCAGCCTGCGTTTCGAGCGCACGGCCGAGCCCTACTTCGTGATACGGCGCGCCAAGCAAGACCAGACCGCGGCCGACCACCAATTCATACGACAAGAGCAGGAGGCCAACCTGCGCGACCGCATAGACCGGCAGGTGGCCGCCCGCGAGATAGAGCACGAGAACGGCACCGCTCCCGAACAGCACGGCCTGAACGCTCCGCAGATAAAGGGCGCGGGCAAACGCGCCAACGAGGAGATAGAACGGCAGGTTGAGCGGCGCGTGGCAAAATACGGCATGTCCGCGGCCGACTTCGAGCTGGGCGTGCACACTAAAAGGATTTCGATGGACGACTGGCTCAACGCGAAGGAAAACAGTGCGGAACTGGCTATTCCGCAAGCGAACTTGAAGAAAACGGCAGGAAAATTATAAACAAAAAAACATAAAGCATCATGGAGAATAGACAAAAGGAAGAGATAAGGGAAGCACTTCGCCGCTATGTGGCGAAATACCCCTCGCAGAACAAGGCCGCCCAGAGCCTGCGCGGCACAAGCGCGGCCACGCTCAGCGCGATATTGGGCGGCAAGTGGGAGAACATCAGTGCGGACATGTGGCGTAACTTGCAGGCGCAGGTTGGCGACATGGGGCAGGCGGAATGGCGGACGGCCGAGACGACGGCCAGCCAGGAGATGCGCTTCGCATTGGAAGACGCGCAGCGTTGGAAGAACGTGACGTGGGTGGTTGGCGAAGCCGGGTGCGGCAAGACCACGACCGCCAGGCAATACGAGGCGGAGCACTCGGAGGTGTTCTACATTCTCTGTTCCGAGGACATGCGCCGCGGAGATTTCATCCGCGACATCGCCCGGCGCATCGGCATCCGTACCGACGGGCAGACGCTGCGCGACAGCCTGGACGCCATTACGTCCGCGCTGGTGCAGATGGAACGCCCGCTGCTGGTGTTTGACGAGGCCGACAAGCTGAACGAGCGCGTATTCCATTACTTCATCGACCTGTACAACCGTTTGGAAGAACGCTGCGGCATCGTGTTCTTCTCGACGGCCTACATCAAGAGGCGCATGAGGAACGGCCTACGTTACGACAAGAAGGGCTACAACGAGATAGACAGCCGCATCGGACGCAAGTTCTTCGAGCTTGAGCCCACCAGGCCCAACGACGTCTATGCCGTGTGCACGCTGAACGGCGTGACGGACAAGGACAGGATTTCGGAGATAATCCGCGAGACCGAGGAGTGCGGATTCGACTTGCGACGGGTGAAAAAGGCCGTGCACCGTGCGCGCCGGATGTGCGAACAAGAGGCGTTCGAGCGCTGATTAAACGGCGTTTGAACGATGGTTAAGAGCGTAAAGAACAAGGACGGGACACGCCGTCTGAACCGCGCGCTGTCGGTGAGTGACGTCTACATGCTGGAACGAGCCACCTACCGGCTGTCGGAGCGTTGGCACGAGGCGTTTGGCGAGATAGACCGCACCGGCGTTTGGCTGATATGGGGCAAGAGCGGTTCGGGCAAGACCAGTTTCGTGTTGGAACTCTGCAAGGAACTGGCCCGTTTCGGCCGCGTGGCTTATGACAGCCTCGAGGAGGGTGACAGCCTGACGATGAAGAACGCCTTCATCCGTGCAGGGATGATGGACGTGGCACGGAGGGTGGTGCTGCTGAACCGCGAGAGCATGGCGGACTTGCACGAACGGCTGAGTCGCCCCAAAAGCCCCGACATCGTTGTGATAGACAGTTTCCAATACACGCGGATGCGTTATGCCGAATACCAGCGGTTTAAGGAGGCGCACGCGGACAAGCTGATCATATTCGTTTCGCACGCCACAGGCGACAAGCCTAAGGGACAGGCGGCGGACGCGGTGATGTACGATGCCACGCAGAAGATACTGGTAAAGGGGTATGTCGCGATAAGCAAAGGCCGATTTAAGCCAGGCGGGCGGTACGTCATCTGGGACGAGGGAGCGAGACGCGTGTGGGGCGAGGACATGGAAAGCGAACTGGACAAGTTCGCGGAAGGATAAGTGATTATGGTATTTGTTATTATGTATTTGTTTGACGGCATCCCAGTTCGGGAGAATAGGGATGTTTTTAAAAAGGAATTTCGAATAAAACGGTTACAATATGGAAAAGGTACGAAACAACATGGTTTACGAGGAGCGCGGCAGGACAATGACATCGGCCGAGTTGAAAGCATACCTCGAACGGGTTATCGCCGAGTTGCCACCAGGCGAGGAAAGGATAAGTGCCGACATCCTGCTATTTTTCAGGTGGTGGGACAAGGCGCACGGTGCGAGGCTTCCCGTCGTTTAGCGATGCGACACACTTCTGGTCGGCCCGTTCTATTAGAGGTTCCACCTCCGGGTGTCCGCATGAATGCGTATAGAACTTGGCATAAGACGAGACCTCCAGACAGGGCGACTTGCCACAGACGGGACACTTGATTTTGGCATACTCGGTGGCGAGCAGCTCATAAAGGGAATGATTAATGCTCATAACGTTAATTATATGATTGTACGCTACAAAGGTAGCGATAATATCCCGGTTCGGGAGAATAGGGGTATTTTAAAATGAAAATTCAAAATAACATTAAAAACGATAAGAATTATGAACAACAAGAGAATCTACATCAGCGGTGCGATTGCGCACCACGACCTGGACGAGCGCAAGGCTGCATTCGCAGCAGCTGTCCATAAGTTGAGAGAGGAAGGTTTTACTCCGGTTAACCCCTTCGACAACGGACTGCCCCAGAGCGAAGATTGGCGACGCCACATGCGCGTGGATATCGGCATGTTGCTGCAATGCGGCCGCATATACATGTTGCGCGGATGGGAGTTGAGCAAGGGTGCGAAACTGGAACTGGATGTGGCCAGCAGCTGCGGAATAGAGGTAATGTTTGAAACGCACAAGCCATGATACGCGGGAAGTGGGGAAAGATGACGCTCACGGACGAGGAGCGGGTATGGATGGAAGAGCATTTCGCACATACGAAGAACGAAGAGGTAGCTCGTCACCTCGGGGTGTCGCTGCGAACTGCCGTGCGCCTGGCGCGCGAAATGGGCTTGGAGAAGAGCGTGAAGTTCGTTCGTGCGATGCAGGCCAATGCCGTGCATCATGCCGCACGAGCCAACCGTGGACAGGGTAATGCAGGCAAGGCCAATCTGCTGAAACACGGCAAGGCCTACCAGTTCAAACCTGGCATAGGAAATAAGGACCGACTGTCGGCGGAAGCTTTCTCCGAAATGTACCGGCGGAGTGCAGAGACACGCAAGCGTACGGTGATGACTGAACGTCGGCGGGTGGCCTTCGGGCTCGAACAAAAGACCGCCCTTCGCGTGATGAAAGCCCCCAAAGCGAAAATATGTCTGCGCAACAGGCTTCGCAAACGTGGCTATGTGGTGCCCCGCGCATCGTCGGATGCAACGATAACCGCCGACACGCGCCGCTCGGCAACGTTGGAGCAGCGGGCGGAGAAGATGGGGATCAGGTTTTATTTAACAGAGGGGAGTGAGGTTACTCATGATACATAAGGGAGATAAATTCACGGTGCATTGGGTCGGGCACGAGTCGTGTTATGTTGACAGGCTTTACGAGGTTGCCGGAATAATTGATGATTGCCACTGCTCACGTCCATCATGGCTAACGGGACAGCCCGAAACGCCCAGGACTACACACTGCCACATATCGGCACGCTTGGTGCGTTCTCCCCTGAAATGGCATGATAATGGGCTGCACTGGTTCAACGACATCGACCCACAGACGCTCCGTAGCATAACCAGTTCCGACTTTTGGCTGGAGATTGTCCGGCAGCCGGGGGACCAATTAAGTTTATTCTAAAAATAAAGACAATGAAACAGATAATTGAAACAATAATGGCGCGCATGCAAGTATGGCACGAGCGTCGCGCACAAGCAATTGAGACACGATGGGTGAAACGGCTCGACCACGAGGCACGACAACGCCTGCAGCTGATGGAACACAATGGCACGACCTACCTCTCAATGGACGGCATGCCGCTATTGGAGGCGTCCGACCTGGCTAAAAGTCTTACCTCCAGCCTTGCACGGGCACGACTAAACTATACCGAATTTAGGGAAGAACAAATGTGGGCTAAGAGACAGATGCATTAAAGAACCATAAAAGCAAGAACCATGCCCCCTGAATTCAATTACCGCCAGTTCTACGCGCTGTTGGCCCGAATGCCCTACGCCGACAAGCAGACGCTGGTATATCAGTATACCAAAGGCCGTACCGACCACCTCAGCCGGATGCACCCTGACGAATACCGCGTGATGCTGCGCGACATGAAAAGGGTGGTGGACGATGAGGACACTACACGCGAGCTGAAAAAGCGGCGCAGCTCAGTGCTCAAGCTGATGCAACAGCTTGGCGTGGACACCACCCAATGGCCTTGCGTGGACGCCTTCTGTCTGCATCCGCGCATCATGGGCAAGCGCTTTTGCCGCATTTCGGTTGACGAACTCGAAGCCCTGGCCGTAAAGCTACGCGCCATCAAGCGCAAGGGCGGGTTGAACCACGAAGGACAAGGCACGGTGGTTGCGCCACACGAAACGCTGAAAGTGAAATACAATTTTATAATGAACAAAAACAACAACAAAGATGAAAAAGGAAATGCTTGAGGGCCTTTCGCCCGAGGAGAAGAAGGAATTGCTGGCCACGCTGCAGAACGAGGCCAACGAGGAGAAGAACAACCGCCGCCAGGCCTACGAGGAGCTGCGTGAGAAGTTTGCACAAGACGTGCAGGCGCGGTTGAATAACGTAGTGACGGCCGTGAGTGGCTTTCGCGAATGGCTGGAAAACGAAAGCCGCGCTTTCCGCGACGTGATGGCCGAGTACGGTCAGCTGCGCAGTGAGAGCCAAGGCGGCTTCACCATGACGGTGGGCGAGTTCCGACTGACGGTGGCCGCCAACAAGGTGAAGGGCTTTGACGAGCGCGCCGATATGGCTGCCGAACGGCTGGTGGACTATCTCAAGCGTTATGTACAGCGTACGGAGAAGGGAACGGACGACCCCATGTACCAGCTTGCCATGACGCTGCTTGAACGCAATAAGAGCGGTGACCTCGACTACAAGAGTATTTCGAAGCTGTACGACCTCGAGACACGCTTCGATGCCGAATATGCCGAGATTATGCAGCTCTTCAAGGAGAGCAACGTTGTGCAACGCAACGCGCAGAACTTCTACTTCCACCGCCGCGACGAGGTGGGCGTTTGGCGCAAGGTTGAGCCTAGCTTCTGCAGAATGTAACTGCATTGTAACCTGAATGTAAAAAAGTCCCCGCAACGCTTGTTGTTACGGGGACTTTTTATTAATTTTGCATATTATTGTTAACGCGCACAACGATTATGGCAAGAGGGAGAAGCAAGGAACTTATAAACGAGCGGGACCGTAAGCTCTTCGAACGGTTCTACTATTGGAGCGAAGTCCGCCGGCTTCGTTTCGACGACACCATTGCGAAACTCTCTAACGAGGAGTTCTTCCTGGCCGAGGCTACAACGCTGCGCATCGTGCGCCGCATGCTGATGGATGGGGCGACCGTAGACGGGAAGGCCGTGGAGAAGAGCCGACGACAGGGGTTCAGGTCTTCAACCGCACGGAGAGAGTCGTGCGCGCAATTGTCCCTGTTTCCCGAGTAGATTCGGCGATGGCGCATGTGTACGTGGCCTCGTACACCTTGATGGCGTGATTGAAAGTGAAGAACCGCGAGCGCGTGCGTATCAACGCCCCCTCGCCCGATGGCCGAAAGCCCTGCAACAGCGCGTGCAGGGCTTTTCTTTTTTCTTCGCGCTGCATAATCCTATCCGTTGTATGGCTGCCTGCGTGGGTATCGTCGTAGCAATCGAGTATAAGGCGCACGCGTACCTCGCAGGTTCCGCGCTGTGCGATGTCACCCGTGTCTGTCCATTCCGTGCCGGGCAGGTCGATGAGCACGGCGGGGAAAGTGAGCGGATACATGTCCAGCTGTTCGTTGTCGAGTGCTTCCAGCTGTCCGTAGTCTTCGTCCACGGTGCGTGTCCAAGGCAGGGCGCGCGCTATGTGGTCAATCATGTTAACGAGAATCGATTCCATTTCCTATTTCTATTAGTGTGTTTAGTATCATCTTGCGTATCTTAACATTGAGCTCGTGGCTCGTGCCGATGAACTGGCGGCGCGGGATGTGTATGGCCGTCTTGCGCGTTAGAGCCATTGCGCGCCACGCCTGCGCCATCGGCGGCAGTTCTTTCGGCATTTTCTCGCCTTTCTTAACCTTAGCCAGCGAATACACCATGTGCCAAGCATAGCGGCGCATCTTGGGTGTTATGCCGATGTTTCCGCCCTCGTTGTGGATGGCGGCATAGGGCCGCGAGTTGGTAACCATCACCGCGCCGGGCATGGCCACGGCATCTATGCTGCGCATCAGGTTGTCGGTGGCAGAGGTCAGCGGCTTGTACGGCGAGCCCGCATCCTGTCGCCGTGTCTTCTTCCACGGATGCAGCCCGCCGTTGGTGAAACCGCCGTCGCGAAAGTTCTGCCGAAAGTGGTTCTTGGCGATGACGGCCGCCTTTCGGGGGATGTCTGAGCGCATGGCCTGCTCCACCAGCTGCGGGGCTTGGGCGATGATGTCGGCTATTTGCTTGGCGTTCATTATTTTTCTTGTTAAAAAGTTTGTTCGTAACGAATAAAGTTGTATCTTTGCAACAGGATGAGAGCCTGCATATAGGCGCGATAACTTCAAGCTCCGCGGCCGTCCAATCAAATAGGGCCGTTTTTTACGGCCCTAATTGTTTTAAGGCCTCTCGTATCTCCACTTTGTCTTGGGTGTCGGGCGTTATTTTTATTCCCTTTCCATTGAAAACCACATAGCACTCTTTCATAGGTCCCTCCACAAAGTCGGCCTTTCTCCAGCTAATGAATTTTGCCAATTCAAAGGCGTTGAGCTTCTTTAAGCGCGCATCCAAATCGATGACAACCACCTGGCAACCTTGTTTGATAGCCTTTTGGAATGCTGCCGTAATGCCCTTTTCACCCTTTATCATCTTATTGTCTGCCACCATTCCGTTGATTTCCAATTCGGGGTTGCTTACCCCTTGCTCCTGCACATGAGGGCGCACCTTGATTTTCATTTCGGGGAAAGAAGACAATAGTGAATGCGAAACCTTGATGTTGCTATCCAAATCCTTGCTGTCGGCCGTATTGCTTATCAACAGTCGCCCTTTGTATTCTTCGTCTTGCTTGTAACCATCTGGCAACTTAGCGTTCACATACTCGCAGTTGAAGCAATCTTTCTTATGAGCCACAAACATGGCCTGCATGCGGTTCTTAACCCCGCGGGGCTTGTAGTATGGGCATTGAGCGCACTTTTCGGGGAAGTACGGGTGCGTGTCGTTTATCAGGTGCCCGTCCTTGCCGGGGTTGTTGTCCAATCCGCGCTGCGGCTGCTGTGCGGGCATGTCCTCCACCACGTCGGCAGGCGTGGCGGGGTCGTCCGTGGCCTCGAGCATGCACTTGCAGTTCCAGCGGTCTTGCGGGTGGTGCTTTTCCCAGAAAGGGTGCTCGATTGGCAAGGTGAGTTTCTTTTCCCAATATGAGCGGTGCGAGGCCTCGGCATCGGGCGATGTGGTGGGCATCCAACGGAGGTTGGGGAATATGTCCTTGTTTTCAATGAACTCCTGCCAATCGGCCGCGGCGTGCGCGCGCAGCACGGCCGTGTTGTATTCGGTGCGCAGCCACGCGCCCGTGTGGTGCGAGGCAATCGTCCGAACGTCGTTCGACCATTGTTCGAACGGCTTTATATTGCCGTTCGCATCGCTAAGTTTCTCAGCCATCGCCTTGCCCATGGCGTGTACCTTAAATGCTGCAAAAACCTCATTGCCGTGGCGTATGGCGTCAAGAAAGCGGTCGTTGTGTCGCGGCTGGTATTCTCCACGCGTCAGCCCCTCGGCTGCCGCCTCGTTCATGGTGCGTTGCAGCGCGCGCCACATCTTCGGCTCGATTTCATTGGAGGTGTCAAAACCCTCGTAAATGGAGTGCAGGAAGTCGTCGAGCAGGTCGGCCGAAACCTCCACGCCGCCTTCGGCATTGTGGAAATGTGCGTGACACCCGCACCGCCCGCCACCATAGTAGAGGTTGTCAATTAGAAGTCGTTGTCCGCCCCGAGGGGTGTCGGGGCTAGGCCGAAAAAACGGCGCAGGGCGTTTTCGGGGGCGGTGCGGGTGTGCGGTTCGGGTGGCGTGGGTTCTTCGCCCTGTTGGGCCAGCCGCTCGCGCAAGGCCGCACGTTCCTCTTCTTTCTTCGCTTTCAGCTCGTTGTAGTTCTCGGGCTTGGAGACGCCGAAGGTCTCGTAGAGATAATCGTCGTCTATGGGCAATCCCATGTTAGAGAGTTTCTGCACGATGTCAATCTGCTGCGTAGTGTCCACCTTCTCCTTCTTGGCATATACGAACTCGCCGCCATCTGTGTTGAACCCCAATTCGGCGAAGATGTCGCGCATTTGGTAGTTGAGGATATTGAGGATGAAGTCGCGGTCGTCAGCGTTCATCTCGTTCTCCTCTTCCTTGTGTATCGTGCCCAGTGCTTGCGTGCCGGTACTCTTGGCATCGGTAGTGAGGGTATTGCCAAGCACGCGGATACTAATCTTCGAGTCCCAGTATTCGGCGAACGTGCGGTACAACTCGCTGCTGCCGGTCTTGTTGCCCGCCTCGAGCAGTTTTAGCTCACTGTCCTTTGGGTGAATATAAACGGCATTGGTGCCTTGCTGCCGCGCCTCGCGGATGAGCGTCTTGCGCGCCTCCTCATCGCCCGCGTCGTAGGTGTACTCACGTATGGGCATACCGAAGATGTTGCAGAAACGCGCCCAGTCGCCCATGTTTCCCTTCTTGTAGAGCACGGCGGGCAGGATCTCTGCGAATATTCCCAGCCCGCGCGCCGAGCCGACGAAGAGTGTGTTCTCAAAATTCTCAATGGGCACTCCGCCGATGTCGCCTTGGTGACGAAGCACAAGGCCGTGCACAGGGTCGTAATTTTTGCGGCTGATACTATCGAAACGGATGTTGCCGTCATCCTCTTTTCGGAACTGAACCAGGGTGAAGCCCCAGAACTCGGAGAGGATGAGTTCCTTGCGCAATTCCTTGAACCAAGGCGAGCGCAGTTGCCTGTTAATCTCCTCATCGGGTTTCCCATCTCGTTGAAATTCGATGGGTATCTGCGTCACGCCGCGCAGCCTCTTGGCCATAACACCCGTCAGGTGCAGGTCGAAGTTCGCACTCTCGTACATGTCGTAGAGGCGCACGCGGTTGCTGTAATCGATCCCGCGCGCGGAAGTGACGGCATTCATGTAATGCTGCAAATTGAAGTGGAAAAGCTCGGGCATTTGCAGCACCACGTCGGGCTGGCGTTGGCCCGGGGCGGCGAGCATGCCGCCCTGCGTTATTCGGCGACCTTGGACGCGCCTTTGTTTTAATGTCCTCATATTTTAATTTCTTTTTATCATACCCTTATAAGAGCGTGGGGCGCACCTCGTCCGCCTTAATCTGCCAACGGCTCTTGTCCTCAATCTCCTCTGCGGGCAACAGTGGCGCACCGTCAATTGTCACGTCTCCGCGCATCACGCCCTTGAGCCACTCCACCGCCCGGTCGTAGCGGTCCTGCCGCACCTTCGACATCTTATAGGGGTTGTGCTGGCAGAAGATGTGGAAAATGGCGATGTCCAGGGCGAACATCAGCACCAGCGCGTGGCGTTCTGTGCCCTGCGCCAAGAATATCTTGTCGCAGTCGTACTTCTTGTTCAAGTACGACCGCATCTCCATTATGGCGCGGTCTTCGCATATTTCGATGATCTGCGGGTCGTGGTCGGGCGTGCCCTGACGTAGCAGACTGTCCAGTATCTCGCGATGTATGCTCGCGTCGTAGTCGGTTATGTCGATAAAGTTCTGCATCTTTTATAATAGGTATGGGTTGTCCTTGTTCATGTCTTCATCGTTAAGCGAGATGGTGTAGGTGGGCTCCAATTCGCCCGTCTTCCGGTCCACCATGGTAACGGCACCCTCCACGGCGTCGAGGCCGTCGGCGGGGTAAGGCAGGGTGAGCTCGAAGAGTTTGGACTGGTTGATGAGTTCCTGCATGTGAGGGTTGTCCTTCTCTTCTTCGTTGAATATCCATGTACCTAATCGGTCGAGCGGCTCCAGGTTAGCCTCGATGCGCGTGGCCTTGTCCGTCTTCTTGCGCGTGTCTTCGCGAATGAAGAGCTGCACCTTGCGCGCTGCGCACTCGTCGCGCAGCAGAGGCTTGAACACCTGCTGGTAGAACGGGTCTTGCAGCTTATTGTTCTCTATGTACCAATAAACGTTAGTTTTCCCACCCACATACTTGTCCAGTTCGAAGTACCAGCCTATGAACTCGGCGTTGGTCTCACGCGCCAGGAAGCCTTTTATGACATAGTAAACGCCCTTATACTTTCCTACCAGCCACAAGGCCTTGGTGGAGCTGCCCTTCTTCTTGCTGTCGGAATATGCCGGGTCGCCGTAGCCAATCAAAAAGCGGAACTTCTTCAAGGGCGGCACCTTGCCCCAGGGCAGGTTCTTGAATATCTTGCCCTCGGCCACGGGGTTGTTGAAGTACTCGCCTTGCTGGGCGCGCACCGAAATCTTCGAGAGGATGCAGTCTATCTTCTCTTCGGTGTTCTTTTGCGGCCATGTGCTGCGCCCGTGCCTGTCGCGTATATTCACCACATCCCAACTGTTGGCGAGCTTGCCGGCGCGTGTTATGCAGCAGTCCTTGGCGATAATGTTGCCGCACCATAGCACCAGTGTTGGCTCCGATATGGAGCGCGTGGGATACAATGCTTGTTCGGCCCATTGCCACTTCTTGTCCAGCGTCACAGGGTTGCGGCAATCTTCGTCCGTGTCATAGTCGTCGAAATACAACACGTCGGGGCGGATGGCCTCGTTGCGCATACCACGCGGGGCCGACCCTGCGCCCAGGGCAATGAACTTCGCTCCGCATGCGCAGGTGAACTCCTTGTCGGTCCATGCGCCAACCATCTCCTGTTTTCCGTAGAACTGCCGCAGGCGCGGATTGTTCTCGAAGTTGGCCTTGTAGGGCGCGAGCAGTCGGGTGGCGGCGTCGATGGTGGCCGCGGCCAAGGCCACGAACCGCTTGCGCCTGGTCAACGTTAGGTACATCAGCACAAACATCGCCACGGTGGACTTCGCCAATTCGCGCGACCATGATAACACTTCGTACCACTCACCGTTCGCCACGATGCGGCGAATGGCCTTGACGTGGAAGGGGGCGAACTCGTATTTGGCGTAAGAAGGAAAAAAATACCGTATCCATTCCACGGGGTCGCGCTCCAACTCCTTGCGCCGCCGCTCGATGTCGTGGCGCGAGAGCCCCTCGTCCACCGGCACGTCCTTGGCCAAGCCCTCGTGGAACCTGCGCCACAGCTCCAAAGCCTGCTTGTCTGTATGCCGTGTCTTCATCCTCGTGTTGTCTGGTCCTTAATGAATGCGTCGAAGAGGTTGTTGAACTGCTTGGCCGCCTCGATGTCTAGCGGGCGCAGCCATGTTAGGAAACGCATGGCCACGGACACGCAGTCGCTCACGCCGATGTCGTTCTGCAGTTTGTTGATGGCCCCTGCCAGCTTGGCCAGCGCGTCGGCCTCGGCGGGCGTGGCGTATCGTTGCCCCTCGCCGCGCGCGGCGATGGCATTGTTCACCTCTATTATCTGCCTGTTCCATTGGGCTATTATCTGTGCGGGAGTGATGGCAACGGATGCCTTCACTTCCTCCCAATTGCCCTCGCGTATCCATCGGCTTACCGTCTGGCGGGTGGTGCCCACCTTGTCTGCAATCTCCTCCTGGGTGTAGTTCCCGTCCAAAAAGAGTGAGCGTGCAATGCTCTTCTTATCGATATTTGTCTTTGTCATCCATCTCTTATTTTGTATGCAAATTTCCCCCTTTTTTCACTAATGGTGAAATTGCAAATTAATCATATACGCCTGAATTGCAATGGTGTACATTCCGTATTACACCATATTTTTACGATTTTTCGGGTTGATTTTTTCACTTTAATTTTGCCGAAAAATCAAATACGGTGCAAAAGAAATTCTTCAATATAATCCCAGGTGACGGAGAGGTCGCCATACTCTTATACGGCGACGTTGGCGACGGGCAGCGCGTGGACAGCGGCCGCGTGGTTGCCGAACTGATGGCCTTGCAATCACAGTACTCCAAAATCGATGTGCGTATCAACAGCCGCGGCGGTGACGTATTCAGTGGTATCGCCATCTATAACGCGCTGCGCACGAGCAAGGCCGACATAACCGTCTACATTGACGGCGTGGCGGCGAGCATCGCGGGCATTATCGCACTATGCGGCAAGCCCCTGTACATGTCGCCCTATGCCAAGCTGATGTTGCACGCCGTGAGCGGCGGCACATGGGGCAACGCATCGGAGCTGCGCCAGATGGCCGAGGTTATGGAAAATCTACAAGGCGACCTCGCCTCGATGATAGCCGGACGGTGCGGGATGAAGAAGGACGAAGTGCTTGCGAAGTACTTCGACGAGAAGGACCACTGGATATCCGCACAGGAGGCGTTGGATATGAAACTCATCGACGGGATATACGACATGGCCGACGAGGCAGTGGACACTGCGTCCTCTGACGATATTTACACGTATTTCAACAACCGGCTGAGAAATCAGCCACAAAACAAAGACAAAGGAATGGCATTATTAGAATCTTTGAAAAGTGGCATCCCCTCGTTCGCTAATCTGGCTGACGAGAATGCCGTACTCGCGCACGCTCGCGAATTGGAAAACAAGGCCGCCAAGGCCGATGCCCTAGCGCAAGCCGTTGAGGGCTACAAGAAGAAACTGCAGGACGTTGAGGACAAGGAAATCGCAGCCGTCGTAGACAAGGCTGTGGCCGAACGACGCATCACCGCCGAACAGAAAGGGCACTTCATGCCCTTGATGAAGACCGACCGCGAAAATACCGAGAAACTGCTGGCCAGCATGAAGGCTCAACCTTCCCGTCGCATCGTGGACGTTTACCGCGAGGGCGCGAGCACGCCTGCCAACCTGGCCGACAAGAGCTGGGACGAACTGGACAAGGCAGGCCAGCTCTCGGAACTGCGCAATGCGGACCTCGCCGCGTTCAAGGCGAAATATAAGGAGAAATTCGGTCTCGAATATAAGGAATAAAACCGTATTAGAACAACATTAAAACGACATTAGAATGGCATTGAATATCAGTATTTGGCAGACTACGCTTGTTGAGAACTTCTATCCCGACAACGGTTTTGCATCAAAATCGGTGGACGACTCCGCATTCGTGAGTGCCCACAAGGTTATCATCCCCAACGCCGGCGCGCCCTCGAAGGTGCAGAAGAACCGAACGGTGAAGCCCGCATCGGTGAACCAGCGCACAGACAACGATTTGGAATACGAGATTGACGAGCTAACCACCGACCCGATCTACATTCCGAACATCGACACTGTGGAGCTCTCGTACGACAAGCGTACGTCCATCATCAGCAATGACCGCGCTCAGCTTCAAAACGAAGCGCACCTGAACCTGCTCGAACGGTGGGGCAAGGGCGTGCCTGCGTCCAACGTGCTGCTTACCACTGGCACAACGGAGCGAAACGCTCACACTTCAGATACGGCCACAGGCAAGCGCAAGCGTATTACCAAGGAAGACCTGTTGGCCATCATGACGCGCATGGACGCAGACAACGTGCCCGAAGAGGGGCGTTACCTGCTGCTTGACGCGTACATGTACGCCGACTTGTTGGCCGACCTCTCTGAGAGCGACAAGTGGATGTTCCAAAATTCTGCAAACATGCAGACTGGCGTATTGGGTAATCTTTACGGGCTCAACATCATGAAGCGCAGCAAGGTTCTCCGTGTGAAGAACGACAAGACGCTGCTGCCCTGGGGTGAGGATGCCGTTGCAGGCGAGCTAGCCGCCGCGCTGGCTTGGCATGAAAAATCGGTGAGCCGTGCCCTTGGAGAAGTTAAGATGTTTGACTCGACTAACAATCCGCTCTACTACGGTGATATTTATTCGTTCTTGCTCCGCACAGGCGGCTCGGTGCGCCGTTACGACAAGAAGGGTGTATATCTGTTGGCCGAGGCTGCTAAATAAGAAAGGAGTGGCGTATGTTACCAAGAATTAAGATTCAGTTTTTAAACGGTCAGCTGGGTACCGTTGGTGAGAGCCCCGACGGCCTGTTCGCCTTGGTGTGCGGGGCGGCCGCCGTGGCCAAGACGATGGAGCTTGACAAGGCCTACGCGCTGCGCTCGTTCGACGACCTGACCAAGCTGGGCGTCACCACCGATAACAACCCACGCCTGCACAAGCACGTGCAGGAGTTCTACACCGAGACCGAGGAGGGTACGAAACTCGTCATCTTCCCTGTGGACAAGACGAAGACGTTCACCGAGCTGCTCGACAAGGAAACGGGCGTTGTCAAGGAACTCGTCACTGCGCAGAACGGTGCGTTGCGCGGCATCTTCGTTGCCGGCGACGGCCGTGAGGCGACCCTTACCACCAATGGGCTGGATGATGACCTCTTCACCGCCTTGCCCAAGGCGCAGCAGCTGGCCGAATGGGCCACGACGCAGCTCTACGCCCCGCTCTTCATCGTCATCGAGGGGCGCGGCTACAAGGGCGGTGCGGTGAAAGACCTGCACGGCGAAGCCTACAACCGCGTGGGCGTGCTTATCGGCGATACGGTGAAGGCATCCGAGGGCGCGGCAGTGGGCGTAATGGCCGGGCGACTGGCCTCCGTAACCGTGCAGCGCAACATCGGGCGCGTCAAGGATGGCGCGTTGAAGCCAATCGCCATGTTCATCGGCGAGAAGCCCGTGGAGGAGAACGCCTCGGCCGTTAGCGACATGTACGACGCGGGCTACATCACCCCGCGCAAGTACGTGGGCAAGGCCGGCTATTTTTTCACCGACGACCGTCTGGCGTGCGTTCCCACCGACGACTACGCCCACATCACCGCGCGGCGCACCATCGACAAGGCCTATCGCATCGCCTATGCCGCGCTGTTAGACCTGATGCTGGACGAACTTCCCGTGAACGAGGACGGCACGTTGCAGCACGGCATTATTATGGCTTGGCAACAGATGATGGAGAACGCCGTTAACCGCGCCATGACAGCGCAGGGCGAACTCTCCGCAGATGCCGACGGTGCGGGATGCAAGGCCTACATCGACCCAAAACAGAACGTGCTGGCTACGTCGAAGGTGGAACTCACGCTAAAAGTGCGCCCCTTCGGATACGCGCGCTATGTGGACGTTAAGTTGGGATTCCAGGTTGAAACGGCAGGTAAGTAACATTTCGTGGGTGGGCATCGCGCCCACTCACCTCACACTTCAAACTAAAAGTCTATGTTCAACAGCAGAGAATACGAATGGGCGGACATCTCCGTAGTGATGGGCGGACGGCCCATTACCGGAATCCGCGGCATCAAGTACAACATCAAGAAAGAGAAGGAACTGCTATATGCGAAGGGCAACCGCCCGCACGCGGTACAGAGCGGCAACTACGACTATAGCGGTGAGATAACGCTGTTGCAGAGTGAGTATCTCGCCCTGCGCGAGGCGGCCAAGGGCGACATTCTCGCCGCCCAGCTCGATGTGGTGGTGGCATACGGCAACCCCACCCGCGGAGACGCCATCTCCACCGACATACTGGTGGGCGTGGAGTTCACAGAAGACAACACCGAATGGAAGCAGGGGGACAAGTTCCAAGAAAAAACCATCCCCTTCGTCTTCATCGATAAGAAATAGGCATAACCCAAACACCGAGATTATGAAATATACGAAACAACAGATTGAGGAGTGGAAGGCCAAGCACGGCGAACTCTTCGAGATTACCATCGACGGGAAGAGTTGCATACTGCACCGTCCAACGCGTCAGAACCTGAGCTACGTCAGCGTGTTGACAGATCCCGTCAAGATGACCGAAGTCATGCTCAACCAGCTCTGGGTGGTGGGCGATGAGGAAATCAAGACAAAAGACGATCTCTTCCTCGCAGCAAGTCAGAAGATGCAGGAGGTTCTTGAAGTGAAGGAGGCCGAGATAAAAAAGCTTTAGAGGATGCCGAGGTGGACATATCCGACGGCGTGGACGTCCTCTTCTTCAACACCGTGATGCGCTACTACCTGCACCTCGACCCCGATACGCTTTCGGACGAGGAGTGGGCCCACACGTACAAGTACCTAGGCGAGATTAGAAAAGCGGAAGCAAAAGCGAAAGGCGATGGATAATGTATTGAAGTTCCTCATCAAGCTCAAGGCCGACAAGGGCAATGTCGTGTCGGTGGCCAGGCAGACCGAACAACAGCTGGATGCCATCAACCGAAAAGCATCGGTTGTCGGGCGCGGCTTGCGAAAGGCGTTCTCGTTGGACGGGTTCAAGGGCTCGCTCATGGCCATACCAGGCATGCAATTCCTGATGAACCCATACACGATGATAGGTGCTGGCATCGGGGCGATGGTGCGGCTGGGCGCGCAAGCGGAGAGCGTGAACGTGGCCTTCACCACGCTGGTGGGCAGCGAGCGTAAGGCCGCCGAGATGCTTGGGCAGATAAACGACTTCGCCTCACGCTCGCCTTTCGGCAAGATGGATCTCACCCAGAGCGCGCAGACCATGCTCAACTTCGGTGTCGAGACGGGCAAGGTGCTGCCGCTGCTGCGCCAGTTGGGCGACATATCGGGCGGCGACAAGGATAAGATGTCGGCTCTCTCGCTGGTGATGGGTCAGGTGTCAAGTACCGGCTACCTGATGGGGCAAGACCTTCTGCAGTTCATCAACGCGGGGTTCAACCCCATCCAGGAGCTGTCCCAGATGACGGGCATCGCAGTCGACAAGCTCAAGGACAAGATGTCGCGCGGCGAGATTACCTTCCGCAACGTAGAGCAGGCCATCGCCCACGCCACAGGTGCGGGCGGCAAGTTCAACGGCATGATGGACAAGCAGAGCCAGACGCTGGCGGGCAAGTGGAGCACGCTGATGGACACAGTGCAGCAGGGCGCAATAGACCTATCGCAGAGCGTTAATACGCCCATTGCCGAGGTGGTGGAGAAGATAACGGCAGCCATCCCACGGGTATTCGCCGTGTTTCAATCTGTGTTTTCGGCCATATCCTCAGGCATCAGCTTCGTTGTCCGCTTCCGCACAGCGTTTACGCTGTTGGGCGGTGCGGTGCTCACGGTGTGGGCCGTCTTCCGCACCTATACGATGGCCCTGGCCGCCTACCAAGCCATAACCACGTTGGTTACGGCCGGTACGAAGATATGGACGGCCGCACAGTGGCTGCTCAACATGGCCATGACCGCCAACCCCATAGGGCTTATCGTCGTGGGTGTGGCCGCGCTCATCGCCGTCGTGGCCTACTGCTGGACGAAGTTCGCCGGCTTCCGCGCATTTCTCATCACAATGTGGGACGTGTGGCGCAAGTTCGGCGAGCTGATCAAGACCTACGTGGTGGACCGCATCAAGGAGCTTATCCGCGGCGTGGGGCTGCTATCCAAGGCGTTCTCCAAACTCTTCTCGGGCGACTTCAAAGGCGCGGCCGCCGACTTCGCCGCTGGCATGAAGAACGTTTCAGGCGTGAACAGTGCGGTTTCCCTTGTGAAGAACACCGCAGCAACCGTTCGTGGCATCGGCGGCACGTTTCAGAAGAACCTGGCCGCAGAGCGCGCCAAGGACAAGCAGAAGGAGAAGAAAGGCGAACGCTCAGCCATCTCAACGCCAGGGCTAAAAGGGAGTGCGGCTGTCGAAAATGTGGTTTTTGGTACAGGTAAGGGCGACGGCAAGAAAGCCAAAGGCAAGAAGGGCCGCCGCTCGGCCGAGGAGATCGCCACAGGCGGCCGACGCTCCACGGCAATCACAATGAACATCTCCAAGTTTTTCGACACTTTGCACGTTCACATGACGGATAAGGCCGATACGGCCGAACTGGAAAGGATAGTTGTGCAAAGTATGAACCGCGCGCTGGCCATCGCTACAAGCACCGACCGCGGGTAATCTTGTCAACCCGTCAACTTGTCAACCCGTAAACTCGTAAACCCGTAAACTCATGAACACCGTAACGCGCTTCGCATTGGAAAACTTGGCACTCCGCATCACGGGCGGCAAGATACCTCCCTACTGGCTGTTCCGCGATGCGGGCATCCGGCAAGTGGACGAGGGCGACTACTCCGCCATCCGCGCCATGAGCGACGAAGCCCTGGCCGACCTGGTGCGGACCAACGCCCTGGGGCTGCCGATGGCCATGCCGCTTAGCCTGAAACTCGAAGAGCCCGGAGCGCAAGAGTGGCTGCTGCCGTTCGAGCCGATGGTAAGCATCACGGGCAAGCATATAATCAAGCGGCGGCAGGTGAACAAGGGCGTTATCCGCGGCTCGATAAAGGAGCGATGGGCGCAAGACGACTACGACATCACCATCGAGGGCGTGCTTATCGGTACCGACGGCCGATACCCTTCGGCCGACGTGGCCCGGCTCAAGAACTTCTGCGAGGCGGCCTCCGTCACGGCCCTGTCTCCCTTATTGGAGGTGTTCGGCATATCTCGCCTGGTCATCGAGAGTTGGGAAATGCCCTTCACCGCAGGCGAGGCCAACCAGAATTACTCCATCAGGGCATATAGCGACGATATATACAAGCTGCTGCTTGGCGCGAACGAATACGCGCTCATGAACCAATAAAGGAAAGGACACGCACATGTACACAATGGCATACGACATCACCATCGGCAATTACAAGCTAGGCTTGCTCGCCGCGGTTAGCGTGCACAAGAGCGTGGAGCTCCTGGCCGACACGTGCGAGATAACCTTGCCGGCGGCGCAGCTCAACCAGGCACTCGACGTGGAGAGCCGCATAAGGCGTGGCGATGCCGTGACGGTGAAGTTCGGATACAAGGAGACGGGGCTGGTGAAGGAGTTCTGCGGATGGCTGCAACGCATAGCCACTGACGGGGGCGACATCAAGCTGTTCTGTGAGGACGACTTGTTCACGTTCAGGAAAGACATCCCCAATGAGGTCCTCAAAAAAGTGTCGCTCTCCGAGCTGCTAGCCCATATAATAAAGGGTGTGGGCAAGGACTATAAGGTCAATTGTACCTACACATGGACTTACGCCAAGTTCGTCATCCACGACGCCACCGGCTACGACGTGTTGAAGAAGGTGCAGGAAGAGTGCGGCGCGGATATCTACCTGCAAGACGGCACGCTGCACATTCATCCCCCGGGCGAGGTGACGGGCGCAGAACGGCGATACGACTTCGCCCTGAATATTGAAGAAACCGACCTCACCTATCGGCGCGCCGAAGACAAGAAGGTGCGCGTAGTCGTCAAGGCCTTGATGCCCGACGGCAAGGTGAAGGAGATGGAGTTTGGCAGCACGGGCGGCGAGAAGGTTGAAGTGAAAAGCCACGCATCCGATGATGCTTCGATGAAAGCACGCGGCGAGGCTGAAGTTCGCCGCCGCAGTTTCGACGGTTACGACGGCAGCATCACCACCTGGTTGGTGCCGCAATGCGTGCCGGGCGATACGGCCACGCTGCACGACGCCGACTACCCTAACAAGGACGGCACGTATTACGTGCGAGCCGTCACAACGGACTTCTCCGAGGACGGCGGCGTGCGGAAGGTAGAACTCGGATTCAGGTTAAGCTAAGTGTAAGATGGACAACTACAAGGAACTGGCTGGATTGGTCAAGGCAGCAGCCGGCAAGGCGCGGCTCACGCTGATGCAGGGCGTCGTTCGCAAGGTTAGCGGCCTAACCTGCGAGGTGGAGATTGGTGGCATCGCTGTACCCGACGTACGGTTGCGTGCCTCCGAGGCTGCAACAGACGCGCAGATGCTGATAACGCCCAAGATGGGCACGGCGGTGATTGTAGGCAGCCTCTCTGGCGACCTCACCCAGTTGGTGGTGTTGGCCGTGGACCAGATAGAAAGTATCACAATAAACGGTGGTAAGCTTGGTGGACTCATCAACATTGAGCCGCTCACGCAAAAGATTAACGAGCTGGTGCGGGCATTCAACAGTCACACCCACCAGGGCTTTCACGGGCCGACGGGGCCGCCGCTCAAGACGGCACAACCGCTGAACCGCAACGATTACGAAGATACGAAAATAAAGCATTAGGCAATGAACGGCATACAGTTGACGGATTTCGCCCCTGCCATACGCGTGCGGCGAGACGAACAAGGAAAGATAACCTCGGGGCTGCATGTGGGCGACACGCTGCGGCAGAACCAGGCACTCATACTCGCCCTGAACAAGGGCGAACTGAAGGAACGCCCCTCGGTGGGCTGCGGCATCGCCGACATGCTCATGGACCACGACCCTTTGTATTGGCGCACCCTGATACGCGAACAGCTGGAGATGGACCGCCAGAAGGTGAACAACATACGAATTACGCCGAAAGGCATCGATATAGACGCACATTATTAAATTAAACAACAATGATAGAACACTTTTTAAACAAACTTCTTGAAGTGCTTTCCACGGCGTGGGGCTGGCTGATGTTCGTCGGCCTCGTGGTGATGAACTTCATCATCGGCTATGAAAAAATGGTGGGCTTCACCGTCATGGCCATCGTGCTTGATGCCGTTTGGGGCATCGCGGCGAGCCTGCTCCAAAAACGCTTCGCACTAAGCGAACTGGCGCGAGACACCTTCGCCAAGCTCGCGGTATATGGCACGGCCGTATTCGTATTCATCCTGGTAGACAAGCTGGCGGGCATCAGCGGCGGCCTGACCACGAGTGTCATCTGCATCGGCATCATCTTGGTTGAGTTGTGGAGCATGTCGGCCAGCATGCTCATCTGCTTTCCCAACATGCCTTTCTTAAAGATACTGAAAAAGGCACTGGCGGGGGAAATCGCGAGCAAACTGAACGTGAAGCCGGAAGACGTTACGGCGGCATTGGACACATTACATACGAAGAAAAATGAGGGAAATTAAATACATCGTGGTACACGCCACAGGCGGTTCGCCACAAACCACAATAAAGGAGTTGCTGTTGGTGTTTAAGGGGCTGGGCTGGAAGAACCCGGGCTACCATTATGTGGTGGCTGCCGACGGCACGATAACGCAGCTGTTGGGCGAAGACAAGGTGAGCAATGGCGTGAAGGGCTACAACCGCATGCTCGTGAACGTGGCCTACATCGGCGGGCTGGCCAATGGCAAGTATGTGGACACACGCACCGCTGCGCAGAAGGCGTCACTGTTGAAGCTGCTTGGCGTGTTGCGCAAGCGTTACCCCAACGCCATCATACAGGGGCATCGTGACTTCTCGCCAGACCTTAACCACAACGGCATAATTGAGCCCAACGAGTTCATCAAGGTATGCCCCTGCTTCGACGCCAAGGTGGAGTACAAGAACGTGTAACTAAAAAACAAAGGCAATGAGACACCTATTATATATAATGACACTGCTGCTCGTGTTGGCCTCGTGCCGCACGACGCGGACCGTCACCCGAATGGCGGAGGTGGACGTGCAACGGCGCGACTCGCTCGTGCTGCGCGACAGCGTGGTGTTGCGCTACGTCACCGCCACGCGCGACAGCGTTACCATCCGCGACAGCGTGGTGCTGGTGAAGGACAGTTCGGGCAGGGTGATTGCCACCGAACGATACCGCACCAGCGAGCGCACACGCGACACCCATGCCGACAATTCGGCCACGGCCATTCGCGACAAGACGCACGACAAGGACATATCCGCCCATCGGGAAGACAGGTCGACGGACTCGAAATCCGGCTGGCCTACCCTAAATACGATAATGGACATCGTGGGGTGGATAGCCTTCGTATTGTTCCTCATTCTTTTCGCACGCAAGTTATGGAGACGACGGTAAGGGACGGCCAGACCTTGGCCGACATCGCCGTGCAGGAATACGGCTCGCTCGAAGCGGTAGTGCGGTTGGCACTCGACAACGGCATGGCCGTGAGCGACACGCCGCCCACGGGCAAGCCCCTCGGCCTTCACGAGGGCGAGTACAACCGCCCCATGCGGCTCTATTGCCGGGCGCACGGCATCGCCCCAGCCACGCTGCGCGGCGACGGCGGCACGAGGGCGCGGATATTTAACGAAACTTTTAACGACACATTCAACTAGTTATGGCACGCACGATAGCGGAGATTAAGCGCACGATGACCGACGCGTTCATGGCCAACGCCACGTTGCGCGAGGCGTATGGCCTGGCGGAGGGCGACACCTTCGAGAACAGCTTCTCGGCGGTGAGCATCGAGAGCATCCTTTTCTTCATCGTTGCGGCATGCTGCCACGTGATGGAGGCTCTCTTCGACCGCCACCGCCAAGACGTGGATGACAAGATAAGCCGCGCCGTGGTGGCCAGCGTGCCGTGGTATTATAAGATAGCGCGGCAGTTCCAATATGGCGATGCGCTCGTTTTTGACGAAGCCACTTCGCAATGGCGATACCAAACCGTCGACGAGAAGAAGCGGGTGGTGCGATACGTGGCCGTGCGCGACCGCGGCACGAGCGTGCAAGTGTTGGCATCGGGGGAGAAAGACGGAATGCCAGACCCCCTTTCGAACGAGATTCTTACGGCGTTCAAGCAGTATATGAATCGCGTTAAAATTGCGGGTGTGGTGCTCAACGTTCGTTCGCTGTCCGCCGACAGCATTCAGGTGAGGGCTACGGTGCAGGTGGACCCGCTTATCCTTAGTGCGAACGGAACAAGGAACGGCGATGGGGCGAAACCCGTCGAAGATGCAATAAATGCCTACCTGCGCGGTATCACTTATGGCGGAACGTTCAACAAAACGCGTCTTGTGGATGCCATCCAAGCCGTGGAGGGCGTTGTGGACGTGACGTTGGCCGAATGCCTCTACAAGGCGGCCTCCGATGCCGACTTCCGCCCCGTGGCGGGCAACAACTATACTGCAGTGGGTGGCAGCCTTGTCGCCATTGGACTTCAAAACTCGATAAGATATGTGGTATGACGTAGACTTCAACCGATGGGCTGTGCAGCTGCTGCCACCCATATTGCGCAGCCGAGTGCTGGTGGCCTTGCTCCGCATCCTCATTATTCCGCTGGCTTACGTTCACCGCCTCTTCACGGAATATCGCAAGAAAGTGGCCGACAGGCTCGACATCACGGCCAGCGTGCAAGACATCGAACGCGCACTTAACCGCCGATTCTTCTTGCGAAACAGACAGATATACATAGAGTCCGAATCTGACGATCGACATCCGTGCCTATACTTCCAGGCAGAGGGCAAGCCGCCCACATTCCTAAACCCACGCATGACGTTATGGATGGACGGCGAAGTGCCAAGCAAGCCAAACTTCACAATATTTGTCCCCAGTTTTCTTGTCTCGTCGCTCAATTCCGAAGAAGACCGCCACAAGGGGCGACACCTCGCGGAGATCATACGCATTGTCGAACTATATAAACCGGCTGGCCGCCGTTATCACATAAACATATACGAATATGAATAGACTTCTTTTCAATGAGGGTGGACAACCCATATTCCTGGACGATATCAAGCTGTTGCAAGACAATGACGCTGGCTTCAATCGGCAGTTCCTAAATGCCATAAGCGGGAAATCCTCCGCATTCTTGCTTCAACATTTGGATATGAAACCATTATCCGTAGATCAGGAGAAGTTGACGACGACGGCAAAAGTGTACGCAGGCTCAATTGTCGTTGCGGGTGAAATAATAGACTTCCCCGAATCAACGGTAACCGTTAAAACATGGTCTGACCCCTTATATGTTTGCATTAAGGAAACCGAGAACGAGGAGCGAGAATTTGAGGATGGACAGACAAGACCATGCAGAAAATCAGTACAGGCATACATAAGTACAAGTAAGGATGGTGCCAAGACCTCCTACAACGTTCTCGAACTCCCGACATTGACCGAGCTTTTACGGAGAAACCTTGGCTTGGGGGGCGTAGACACTTGGAAAAACATTCCTGTTACATTCTTCAATGGATACACTGGGCAAGTGCAATATCAGAAACAGGGCGATTCCACACGCATAAAGGTCAAGATAAGCAGCATGAAGGGTGAATGGGATGCCATGCCCGGAAAGGGAATCCTTTTTGAAGTGGACCCCCAGGTTGGTTCGTTTTTAAACATAAAATGGAGTGGAACTTTTGGAACTGGTGGAGACGATGGCTCACACCTATGCGCCTTAGAGTTTTACGACGGGAAATGTTCTCTTAGAGACCTGCGAGAACTTTCAGGTGCATCTGATGTCCTGGACTCACCCATAGAATGCCCTGTCTCCCTAACATTTGAAATACTGGAATAG